AAAACACCTCTACAGGCGCTATGCACTCTTTTGCTCACTGTGAGCTAGCTTATGTAAAACCAGGGCAAACCGTTAAGAAGGGGCAGTCTGTGGCTAAGATGGGGTATACAGGCTACACCATACCGTCAGGACCAGCAGGCAGACACGTTCACTACTACATCAGACTTGCTAACGGCACATACATTTATCCACCAAGTATTTATAGTTCAAACGCACCATCAGCTAACAGTCAACCAATTAACACAGGAGAAGAAATGTTTAAGACAGACGCAGAAGTAAAAGAAGCCTACTTACTACTAAGAGGCAGTCCAGGAACACTATCAGAACGCTCAGGCTGGATTGGTCAAACAAAGCAACGATTCTTTCAAGTTGGAAGAACAGAAGCAGACAGCATACGCAAGCAACTAGCAGACGTGAAATTAGCACTTGCAAACCTTCAGAAGCAACCGCCTAAAGAAATAATCAAGATTGTTAAAGAGATTGTTGAAGTACCTATAGAACGCATAACGATTAAAGAAGTTGAAGTAATCAAAGAGCCGACATGGCTCAAGACCGCAGTAGATTTTATCAGACGAGCATTAAGAATTAAAGGAGAATAAAATGCAAAAATATAACAAGGCAATAGTAGCAGTAGTAGCAGGTGGAATCGCAGTATTGAACAGTCTATACGGCGGTTCAAGTGATACGGTCACACTCGTAATAGCAATAGCAACAGCTCTTGGAGTTTACGCAGTACCGAATAAAGGATAAGAGAGAGGATAGCTCTACGTTGAAACAGGTTATTAAGTAAAGCCTTAGTAGCACATAATAAAAAAGAACCTCTTACGCAGTTGAGGTCCTTTAATATCAGTGTAACATTATTCTTGTGAATCCATGTTGTTTATGGTTATAATTAGAACGAGTATCGCACCTAAATCATTTGAACACACCTAAGCCTCTAAGACTTTAATATAAAATAAACACGACCATTAAGCCATATACTCACTTGCAAGACACCACTCATCAAAGGGTGGTTTTTTGTCGTTTCTTCATGTCTAGTCGGAGCTTTTTGCGGATATTATTACCAGTAGCCTTATTGTATGTAATCTCTAACACCGTCATCGCATCTTCGTACTCAGGGTTGAACGCTATCAGACTGGCTTTTCTTTTGCCGGTGATTACCATACCGAAGTAAATCTGTACTAAAAACTCTAGCGGTATGTTTCCATCGGCAAGTGCTTCGTGACGAATACCGTTAAGTGCTTTAACCTCTAGCAGTCTTCCACCGGCAATTCCATCCGGGCTATATCCAGCGTTAGGGTAGACGGTGTTGGTGACGAAGCCAGGACGTTTTACCTTAGTGTTATACTTGCGGTTATACTCCATAATAGCCACCGCCTCAAGCGCGTGACCGCGTCTGGTGGCGTCGTTGCCATCAAAGTCGTAGTCGCGTGGCATAGACTTGCCTTGTAGCAGTCTGGTGGCCTTAGAACCAGTCCACAGGTTTTTGCGTAGCTCTAGCCATTCTGGGGTGCCTTGCTCGCAGGGATGATAAATAATCATAACATCGCCAAAACTTCTGCCATTATCTCTTCTTCGTTTTCCGGATAGACTGTAGCCGAATACCACATATCATCTAGCCGTTTTAACTGCTCCTTCTGCAATACCTGGTATGGAGCTTTTTCACTTGCCTTGAACTCCAGAACAGCCCATCCACCACCTGGCATGAGCACCGTGTCATCGGGGAAGCCTTTTGGCATGCCTGGTCCGGGATGATTCTTAATAACGACGCAACCCTTACGGCGCAACTTCGCACAAAAGTTCTTCTCAAATTGCGATTCAATCATGGTTTATCCTCGACGGGTAAGGACAGGCAATAATAGAGTGCCCTCCATCACCACAGTTGCCACAGTTGTCTTCAGTCATTGTCTAACCCCTCCGCTAGAATCTCTAGCCCTTTCTGACTATTAGCGAAACCTCTCAGCCACGCCGTGTTCATTAATTGGTCTTCACCGTAATAAATGCCTTTATCGTCTTGCAGGGAATCGGCTGGAGCTACCAGTGTCATGTAGTCGTCAACATAAACGTCCGCACCACCTAGCAAGGTAATGGTACGGGTGAGCTTGCCGTCAATCTGGTCAAATACTAGCTCAATAGCTCTGAACCTACCCTTGGTCACGTTTCGCAGTAGGTTAGCCACTATAACTGACTTTACTCTAGGTTCGTGCTCCACTGGTTTACCCTTTTCTATACGCATCTTATAAAGCCTTACTACTCGTATGACGTCACGGGGCATGGAACGCATTTCACGCAGGGTTTCACGCAGTTTAGCTGTCGCAGGGTCATAAGTGCTAGCCTCTTTGGTTGAAGCGTCTACAGGAGCTTCCAGTTGTCTGGAACCAGGCTCGATACCAGTAGCCTTGATATATCTTTTATAGAATTTCGGTACTTTTATCTCTACTGGAGTTTCGAGTAGACCGTCAACACGGTCAAACGCTAGCTTTATGGCTTGCGTTTCATCACTCTCGGCACAGGCGCGAATCAGTGAACAGAGCACTACGTCATCCACGTTGGTTGATTTGTCAACTTCAAGCTCTACAAATTCTCCCCAAGTTAGGTGTAGCATTTCTTCAAACCGTTGTTTAAGTGTGGCCATTACAGCAACTTAATCAAACTTTCATATGTTTTGTCAACTACATTATCGTTTATGGTTAGCTCAATATCACTATCAGACTTCTGGAACATGCCCCACCGTTTAGGCAATTCTATTAATTCTTGAGGGTCGTGGTTTTCGCAAACATATCGAGTTAACATCTTGCCGTCTAGCCTGAAAGACTGGCGTTCAAATCCTACGGTCTTGGCTGCGTGAGCAATACTTTTCTTGCCAAGAGCCGTGTAACTTCTGTCATCGCACCAGCTGTGGTAGTCCTCTGACAGCTTAGTAAAGTCTTTGAAGCCCCATATCTCAAGTGCTACCAATTCCTCAAAGTAAGTCTCGGCTGTGTTCACTTCTTCGTCATAATCATGCTTGGCCATTAGCGTGGTGTCGCTAAATTTGTAGTCATAACTATTTTTAGCTAACACAACAGTTGCCTCCAATATGGCGTTTAGTAAATCTGGCAGAAAATCATCACTACCAAACAGCTTTTCATCAAAAGTATTATCTTGTGGAAACGATGCTCGGAACGGGATAGTGAAAGTTCTGCGTCTGACACCCTGAGTCTTATCTGCAAAAGTAGGTATGTTGTTAGCGTTGAATATTGTGTGTACGTTGCCATCCACCACAACACCGTCTTGAGAATTAAACTTGTGCACGTTGAAGGTGCTATGCTCGGCAAGGTTTTTATAGCCACCGGTGTCTTTGATGTGACCGTCGTTACTCTCTAAGCAAATATTACCTAACTTGCCGTTTATCATTGGTGTGTCACGTTCATCTTCAATTTGCCTGACTGTCAGCTGACTGAACCATCGACTGTTAGTGTGTGGTGACGCGGATCCAAACATGGCGTATAAAGCTTTAAGTGTAGTCGACTTACCATTAGCACCAGAGCCAAGAAACCAGAATATGCCTAGAGGCTTTTTGTGCATGAATATCGGAGCAAGCGCTTTTATAATGTCATCAGCCAGCCCCTTGTCACCTAGCGTCACCTGTTCTAGCCATGCCCGATGCGAGTTACCTTTGCCCGGCGCGACAGCTGTGGTGTATACGCAGTCCTCTGGTGAAATCTTGTCGGTGAACTTGAGTGTTCGCATATTCCAAACCTTGCCACCTGGCATAGATATGTAGTGAGCAAACCTAGTCAGGTCGTCTGAGCTGGCAAAGAATAGGTGTTGCAAGTCTTTGATGTGACTCTGCTTGAGGCCACCACCGTGAACTTTGTAGCAAATTCGTGCGAACTCATCCGATGATAGAGGTTCCCACCCGTCATCTGAGCGATATAATACTGCCCCCCTGAAGCGTACTATCCGATATTTGATACCAATAGCCCTTGCTTGCTTCAGCTTGAGGGTCATTTTTTGTTCGGTGTTTGATAATACTGATTTGTCGTCTTCTGCCATTACCCTTAATTTTACCCCTTCTGTGACCCTTTTGCCACGCCCCACATTTAGCGTGGGGCGTGAGTTTGTAGCACTATTTACTCGGACATCTCGCGGTTGTGTGCTCAAATGAGTGGCATATCGCACATATTTTCTTACTCATTGTCTACATCCATGGTTGTCTGCCCCTCATTGAGCTTTTTATAATCTTACGGTTGCACTTGGAGCACCGACGCGACTGAGCCATGTACACATGGCACTCCCTCCACTTACTCCACTTGTGAATAATATGTATCATAACTTACTCCCCGTGGGTACACATACCGTTGGAGCAGCAACACTCTCTGCAACTGCACCACTGGTCGTGTTCCATTACTTTTCTTTATCTCTCTTATCAAGCCAATCAATCAATGCCAAGCGAATGATTATGCTTACGTTCATTGTCGTTTCTTTCACGGCACCGTCTAGTCGTTTGACTATCGACATGTCGCCGCCTTTGGCAAGGTTGACTCCAACGAAACCAACATCCTTCCGGCGTATACGTTCTTTTTTATCAGTCATTACAGCTCATCGAATTCTGGTAAGTCATCACCAACTGTATCTGTTATGTCTTCAGCATCTTTAAGAAGGTCGTCACTAACGTCTTCATCCTCTTGTGGCTCTGCTGGGTAGTGCCAGATGTCACCATATCTAGTAGTTTTGTATTTACCCCGTGGTTCAGCCACTAGGTATGCTTTTTTGCCAATCATTTTGTCAATGATTAGTTTTAATGCGACGTCACGCGCTTCGGCTGGATTGTCAATACTAGCAAATAGTTTCTTGCCTAGGTTTCGCACAGCCTCTTTCTTCTCTTCCGGCAAATTATGAACCATGATTCCAAGCACCTTCTTGACTGACATTTTGGCGCCACCTTCAGTGTGGAAGTACAGTGTACAGAGTGCCGTGAGGTCGTTGTCGGTTTCATCAAAAACCGTAACTTCAATTACTAAGGCTTTTGGGTTAGCTTTGGTTTTCTTCTCAACACCAACAGCGCTACCAATTATTACTTCGTGAGTTCCGTAGGCAAACCCTTTGCCACCTTTGTATTCTTCTCCTACATTGTCTAGTACGTCGTCAAACATTCCCATTATTTTTCGTCCTTTCCGTCCACACCTCTAAGTTGACGGTTAGCTTTTCGCTGCGCCAACCATAATACGGCCTGTTCGATATTAGTTAATGCTAGTGAATTTTCTCGGCAAGGAAACACATCGTTAAAAGCCTTGAGCTGGCCATAAGCCACCGCCAACACTTCTTCAATAAAAGCACCATTTTTTTCAGTACCGGCGCTACCTTGCCAGTGAACACTAATAACTGTGTCACCTTCAATTTGTAAATCAGTAATATCGGCTGGTCCTTGAACGCCAGCTACATATTCCTGAAAATCTTTTAGTGCGTTGTATTCTGTTGTTAACATTTTTACTTTACTCCCTTATAATATTTATTAATTTTATCGTTCACAACTTTTAAATCGTTCGGTACAGTGTCAGTGTCAAACATTTCTTGTGGTGACTTTACACCATCACCTGTTGTCTTAACCTTGAACACAAACTCATCAAGTTCTACTATTGACTCTAACACAATATTAG